ATAATCTGTAATTTGTGTAACTACATCTTCAAGTTTTTTGGTTTCTTTTTTTACCTGCTCTGCTTTTGCTACTTCTTTCAACTTTTTTGCTGTTTCTAATTCTTGCTCAGCCTTTGATTGTTCAAAAGTTTTGCCTGACTTAGATTGTTCTGCTTTAATTGCATCGGTAATCGCTTTTATAAGTGCGTCTGGAGTAAATTCAATTTCAGGAACAATATCTGCGAAACGACTTTTGCTATCAATACAATAAGAATCATCTCTAAAAGTAATCTTTCTGCTTTCTTTAGCAACTACGCCTTTCATCTTTTCATTACCTTTATTGTCTTTTTTGCCTGTTTTTTGCTGAACAATTTCTCTATCAATGGAAGCCACTCCCAAAAAATGAAGCTTTGTTTTTATTGCATTAAAATCTCTTATTGACATGTTTGTTGTCAACGAACGATACTTTTGGTCAGTAAACATATCTTCTTGGTCACGTCGTTTAACATGTCCAATAATGATAAATGAAACACCAACTCTTTTTAAATTCCATAACTTTTCTAAAACCATATCTACAGCTTTGTCTTCGCCAGCCATATAGCCACCAAAAGCAGCCTTAATTGATTTGACTGGTTTGTCGGGATTTTCACGGTTATGCATTTCAATAACCTCTGCTTTTGCGATATCAATCAATTGGTCATATGTATCAATGACAACCGTTCTCAACAATGGATATTCTGTAGTTTTATTATCAATGATATCATCAACCACATCTTCGAAACCAATAGAATTTTCTATCTCATCATAGTCGGCAGACCATTCACGGCAATTAATATAATTAATACCTTGAATTGCGTCTGCACCATCTTCCTTGCCACATTCCAAAAACAAATAACCATCATTTGAACCCGTAAGTTTTTCACACATTTCCTTAATAATTGTCGTTTTACCAATCCCACTTTCTCCTATCAAGCCAATATTATAAGCCAATGGATCAATTTTAACTACATTTTTTATTCCGTATGCCATATAAAAATCTCCTTTGTTTAATTTGTTTTGAGGTCGCATTTTACGACCTCATTTATATTTTTTATTCGTACTTATATTTATATTTACAGTCTATTTAACCAATCGTTGTCATCGTTAGATGTACTTTCATTTTCATCTGAATCTGTATCATCATCTATCTCATCTTCATAATCCTCATCTTCTGTGCTATACATAAAATCAGGAATCAAGTCTTCTTCTTCGTATTTTCTTTCAAACTTCTGAATAACAGGAGTTTTGTTGCCCTCTTTATCTTCGACTAGTTTAATAACTGGCTTTCGAATAACCATTCTTTTTTCTCGTCCAGAATTTGCAGTACACTTTGCAAGCGCCTCTTCAAGCGTAAATACATTGATTGCAATAAGTGCTTTAATATCATCGGGAAGATCGTCTTCTGTTGCTGTGACTAAAGCACCACCCTCAATAAGATCTCCTTCAAAAGTCACTTCTGTAACATCTTTTCTAACCTTAAATATCTTATCTATGACTTTTTGTGCAATGTCAGGTGTTGATAAATCAAGCTCGAATTCAAATGTCTTATTATACGGAATATTAGCTCTTACTTCCTTACCTTTGTATTCCTTAATGTAGTCCAACACCTTTGCATAGATCGGAAGAATGCCGGTTGTCTTATCTACCTTGCCGAGACTATCTTTTGTTAATAGCATTGTCTGTGTGAATTTAGCACAATACTTACTTGAGTCATTAACTTTAGAAAGAACAACGCTATTTATCTCCTTTTTAACTTGCAATTCATCATTATACATAGAATATTTCAAGTTGCCCTTTACATTAACAACCATTCCATCTTCAAGATTTTCATTAATATATGCAATCATGTCATATGGTGCTAGAAATTTCTTATAGTAAACCTTGCCACCCTTATCTCTCTCAATGCCTACAGTTAAGTAACAAAGATCACCCACAGATTCTAGAATTGTTTCATCAAATCTGTCTTCCCAATCAATAGTAAATTTATTACTAAAATCATCTTTGCCGTTTTCGTCCTTGCCATGAGCATAAATAACATTATCTCTTTCTGCACCGTAACCACCCATAAGTTCTGCATATACAGTTCCACAAGTTTCACCACAGTACACACCAAGATTCAAACTGTTATAAATCCAATCGGATTGTCCAGCTTTTTCGTCTAACTTATATGTATAATCATTAATTTTTGCTTCTCCAATAAGCATAAACGAGTTAGACCAATTCTTTTTCTCTAGTATTTTCTTTGTTTTCGCCATTAAAATAAAATCCTCCTTGAAATAAAAATTAACGTAATAAAATCTATCTGAACGTCCAAATGGACGGAACATAGAATTAAATTTATGTGAACTATATGAACAGTGGTTTATGGACACAGATTGTCCAAGGGTATGCTAATTCCCACCCAAACAAAATGATAAAAATAACACTTGATATTTCTGCAAAAATATGTTAAAATATAAAAATACAGAGTAATGGTATATCCCATTATGAAGTATCCTTTTATATAGACAATCAACTCCTCGACCAAAATTTGTTGATTGTCTATTTTTATATACTATATATAGTAGTTGATATTATCTTGAAGCTACTATATATGGTTTTTCTTGTCGTTGAAATTTAATTTTCATTAGAACATTACGTCTGTGATATGTTGACCACTCTTTAACCGTCTCACACTCTCACCATGAGGTTCATCATCTATACCATTAACAAAGTCATTCCAATGTTTAATCTGAAAATCTATAAATGATTTGTCATTCCCTCTTCTATACATTCTTCCTACCCATTCGTCAAGCAGGTCTATCTCTGGATATACGGTAAAATATTTTATTCCTGTACTCTCTAAAGCTTGTCTTACTACCAAATGACTACTTACAAAAATATAATCTACTTTACCTATATTCTCTTTTATATGCTCAATATAGTTGTTTGGGAAATTAGGATTACGTTCCTTTATCTTTTCATGTCTCACTCGCTCAAACTCTTTGTCTGCATTTATGGGATTAAGCATAGATTCTAAATCTTCTTTTATCTTTTGAAGTTCATCATCTGTTCGTTCTCTATATATCCAACTAAATTCACTACTATCACTATCTAAAATTGAATATATATCTTGATAGTTTTCAAAAGCATAAGTCTTTCCACAACAAGGGTAGGCACTAATTATTTTAGTTTCTTTCATTTATTCTGTTCCTTTCTTATAATCTCTTCTAGTGTTCTCGGTGTATAATCCATATACTTCATCATCGCACCGACATTGTACATATGACAAGGTTTATCATACAAAGTTCCCATTTCATATCTAAAATGTTGTATCATATTTTCTTCAAATCTGTTATGTACATGCCCATAAAGATGTATCCAATCATAATAATGATTTTTAAAACATGGCATTGGATAATGACATAGAACAACTGAAACTTCATTGTCAATTTTTAGTTCCTTGTAATCTACAACCTCGACAAACAAGTTGTATAATTCTTTATTTTTTAATATTCTATTGTCATGATTTCCTTGAACTAAATGTATGTGCCCTTTTAACTGTTTAAAAATTTCAATAGTTTTGGCGGCATTGTGCCAAGATATATCTCCAAGAACATATACGTCATCATCAATTCCTACTACACTGTTCCAATTATCAATAATTGTTTTGTCATGTTCTTCTATATTGATAAATGGACGATTATCAAACTTTAAAACATTCTTATGACCTAAATGTAAATCTGAAATAAAATAGTTCATGCTTAATTATTCTCCTTTAACAATCCACTCTTGACTAAATGCTGATGGATAATTTCTATAATCTGATTTTCTAAGAATGCATCAACATTAGCATTGCATTTAACATAATCTAATTCATCTTTGATAAAATCCATATCCTCAATTGTTTTTACAATTTTCTTATGAATAAGTTCTTTATGTTCTTTTGTAAGAAATTCTTTAATATCATTCATATCAATATATTCTCCTTCTTGATAAACTCTTGTGAACAGTTCCGTCAATTTCCTCAAATCGTCCTTGTCTAAGAGAAAGTATTTCCCAGGAGGATGCTCTTTCCTTATAGCCTGATGCAAAATATCCATATACTCATCCCGAAACTTTTGTTCTCTATTAGATAATTCTTTACTCATATATTTCCTTACCCCTCTGTATATCGCATTCATGAAAATCCATAAGTACTTTATACTTATATTCGCCAAATCTTTTTCGCCAGCGTTGTTTTGTTTTTTCACTTTTCCAACTAAACGGCAACATATGATAATTGATAAGGAAGCATACGTCTAATACTTCTGAATTTTGAGGTATTCGACTCAATACAAAATACGAACCGTATGAATCATGGTCAAAGTAATGAGCTATGCCAAGATCATCAAATGTTTGAGTTGACAATTTACCTAAGTCATGCATCATCGCACCGCTCAGCCAAGGATTTTCATAACCCTTTTCTTTCATTAATTTCTTAGTATTTAAACAATGCTTGTATAAATCCATTGTGTGATGAGGATTCTTTTGGTCGAAATCTCCCATATAAGCTATTTCATTAACCAAATTTCTCACATGATTTTTAAATTCATCATGAATAATAATCTTGTCCCACCCTTCCTCAATGAAAGGGATTTCAAATCTTTTAATTTGCTTTTCCAACACTTCGTCGGGGATAGGATGTGGTCTATTTTTATTATCTTGTTGACACCACTCAAATGGTTTCGGCATTATGTAACAAATCTTTTCTATGTCTAGTCCATTGACTTTATTAAGAATTGCTCGACGAGACTTCATTGTGATATTTGTTGCATCGGCTATCACATTATATTTATTCTCCAAACGCTTTCGGATTAATGTATGAAAAAGTTCAAACACTTCATCATTTTGAGACTGGTCTCCGACTTCGCCGGTTAATTGTTCTCGTATCATATCAGTTGATATAACAACTGTATCAGGATTATCATTTACAATCTGTTTGGCAATGGTAGATTTACCACTTCCGGACAAACCACACATAACATATAGTTTTGGTTTACTCATTCCTACACACCTCATTTTTTATACTGAATGTAATTAAGTTTGTCATCACCTTTTCCATAACATCTTTTGCTTCAGTATTAATCTCCAATGGATTATTCTCCATATACTCTTGTTTATATTGTTTAATCCACTCACACGTTTCTTTTGCTAAATTTTTCGAATATTCTAATTCATAATGATAATTAGATTTAATATCGAGCAACATATCCTTATTTTTAGGGATTAGAATAGTACGGTAACTTTCGCCATTACAATATCTTTCGATAAAATCTTTCAAACGTAAAATATGATGTAATTGTTTGGGGTCACAACCATATTTCTCAATCTTATCTACGATACTTGGATACGGATATGTAAGAGCTTTGTACTTTTCAAATGCCATTCCGCACATACAATTAACACTTGCGTAATTGTTGTACCTTGCAATTTTTTCGGCATTATCAAGCATAGGTGCGAATAGTTCTTCATAAATTGGATTTAAAATATAATATTGAGTAAACAAAAGTTCAACAAAGTTAATATTTTGTTTCTTAAAACACTCAAACATTTTACGAATATCTTTTACATCACATAAGCAACCATCCCCCCATATCAAGTGTCGTACTTACCGGTTGACGATTAAACACAATATCGTTTAATGTAGGAAGAATTATTGCTTTTGAATCAACATCTGAACCAGAGTAATCCAACTCATAATTTTGTGAACCGTATAAAAATACACCAACAACATTGTAGCCTAACGATATAAGTTTGTCGTAATGTTGTTGAATTTGATTTTGCACTTCTTGTTTAAACATCCTTCAATTCCTCCTTAAAGAGCATAGAATAATCGTCTACTCCCATTTCCTTTAATTTTTTATATCGAGGTGACTTTTTGTTGCCACTTTTTAAAACATTGATATCATGACCATAATATAATTCTCTACAATATACTTGATACTCCTTAGGAACATTTTCTGAAACATATATCATAAAATCTTTCTTATTGGTTTTGGGAGCAGCATCATAGTATTGTTTTATATTTTTTGTGGTCTCAGTAATATACTTCCTAACAACGGTTGCTATCTTCTTAACATTTTCATGATAAGCCTTTGGTAATTTCGATAGTAAATCATCATAGCAATCATCAGCAATAGAAGAAATCACTAAATTGATAGACGATAACTTAGATAACACTTTATGAATATGGACATAATCATTGTATTTTAATTTAACCTTATAACCGTCAATATTGATTACAAAACCTTCCGCCTCATCAGATGACTTGTCGTCTAATTCGTTCATAACGTCGTCCAAGGTCTTGTTGAAGATTTTCGTTGTGGGAATGTTGTATAATTTTGCGAATTTGAGAATTGATTCATATGAATATTCTTCGCCAGTCAAATTACTTCTCATGCCGATAAGATATAATCCTTCTTGCTCTTTTGTGTATTTAACGACATGTGTATCTTTCAATGAAATGTACTCAAAAACAAAAGTGATATTGGGATATTCTCGTAACATTCGTTCATAACCAGGTAACTGGTATATCATCTTACAACCATCTTGTAATCTCCA